TTCTCGTTCTGGAAAAATACGGCAATGTAGAAATTGATTGGGAACAGGAGACACTATGAGCGATCTTTTGAACGAGATCAATGAGCGATTGAAACGCCTGGAGACGCACTTCGGCATCCAGGTGCCGCAGCAGAGACCACCGATGCCCAGGACGGTGCGGATAACCATGCCGGAGAAGGTCGAAACCACCGTCTTTCCGCCGCAGAAGGCCCCCGAAGGCCCAATTCGCGACGAAACTGGTAGGGTTGTCGCCATCTCCGCCCAGGTCGGGAGGACTGGCTACGACAAAGACCTATCTGCGAAGGAAGGCGTGGAGATCTGGTGTGGCGGTATCAAGGTCGAGAACGCCCACACAGCGGACGCCCGCATCGGCGTCGTGGAGTACTACGAGAAGTACCAAAAGAACGGCCGGGACCGAATCCGAACCAAAGAAGTCCGTGGAGAGGTCGAAATCAAGGGCTTGTGACCGATTTTTCTTGACTTCTGGGGCTCATTGTCCTATAATCAGGGCAATGAGCCATGTACCAGTGCATATTGACGAGAGCAAGGGATTGCCGGCGTTGCCCGAGATAAGCGGTCCTCAGCTTGAGCTGTACCTCGCATATCTTGAGACGTCCGGCCGTAAGCGATACTCTGCGGTGATGGCAGGTATTCAACCGGCACGGATCGTCTACCTCATGAACGCGGATGATGCACTGGCAGAGCGACAAGCCGCAGCGATGGATGGATACAAAGAGTTGATCCATGCGTCGATCCACGACCGGGCTATCAATGGTGTAGCGAAAAATATCTACTTCAAGGGCAAAGTATGTGGCACTGAGCGGCAGTACAGTGACACCCTCCTCATCGCCCTAGCCAAAGCCCACGATCCAAAATTTAGGGACCACGTCCAAATCGATGCGAACGTCAAAGCCGGCGTTCTAGTCGTTCAAGCGTCCCTCGACCCTGACGATTGGGAGAAAGAGTATGCTGGAGTGCGAATTGACACAAGCCGGATTGACACTGTATGTACGGAGCAGGATCAGCCCGCAAAGCAAGATGATGGCTGAGGTGGGCTTCGAGAAGGATGTAGCCCTTGCCGCAGCCGGAGCACTGACAGAGGAAGTGAATCGGCGGTTCAAGGATAGTCTTGATCCGGCCCACACCATCGCCGCGTTGAAGAAGTTCTTCGCGTCTGGCGTGGATCTGAAGTGCCGCAGTTGTGGCTGGCGTGCCAAAGGCACCACGCATTGTACGCAGCGTGACTGCAAGACCGGCGACGGTGAAACATGTGAGCTGTTCCTTCACGTCTTCAATGTGGTAGACTGATGAAGGAAGTGGTTGAGTGGAAACTGAATGAGTCAGGCATGCTGACCGCGTTCATCGACGGTACGCCTGCCATCTGGTTCCCTCAGCCGGGAAGCCAAGAGGCTTTCCTGCGGTGCCCGATCTTCGAGACGCTGCTGGCGGGCAACCGTGGCGGCGGTAAGACCGACGTGCTGTTGATGGACTTTGCCCAGCATATTGGTAAAGGCTTTGGCGAAGAATGGAAAGGCATCCTGTTTCGGCGAACCTTCCCCGAACTGGATGACATTATCAACAAGTCAACGAAGTGGTTCAAGAAGATCTGGCCGGCAGCCGAGTACAACAAGCAGGCAAAGACGTGGGTCTGGCCAACAGGTGAGACGTTGAAGTTTCGTCACATCAAGCGGCCCGGCGAGTATTGGAACTATCATGGTCACGCGTATCCGTGGATTGGATTTGAAGAATTGACCACTTGGCCGAATTCAGAGTGCTACACTCCACTATTCTCGCTCTGCCGATCTACCCATCCGCAGGTGGTCAAGCTCTGCGGCATCCGTGCGACGACCAACCCCTACGGCCCTGGGCATAACTGGGTGAAGAAGAGATTCCATCTGCCGATGGCCGAGGGCATGCTTGTCGGCACCGTCACCAAAGACGCACGCACGGACATTCGCGAAGACGAGAAGGAGAAGCCACGCGTCGCTATTCGCAGCTCCCTCGCTGAGAACAAGATCCTCCTCATGGCAAATCCTGGCTACGTCCAGACACTGCGTGCCGCCGCCCGTAATCCTGCGGAGTTGGCAGCGTGGATCGAAGGCTCCTGGGACATCACCTCTGGTGGTATGTTTGACGACATTTGGAGCGAGCAGACCCACGTTATCCCAAATATCCCGTATATCCTACTTAGGAAATCAGGCTGGTTTATGAATAGGGCCTACGACCACGGCCTATCGAGGCCGTTCTCGGTGGGTTGGTGGGCACAGAGCAATGGCAATCCCATCGAGATGTTCGGGAAGAAGTACGGCGAAGTGGCCGGTGACATATTCCTATTCGATGAGTATTACGGCTGCACTGGCGACGAAAACAAGGGCCTCAACATGCCGGCCAGAGATATCGCTCGGCAGATCCGGGAACACGAAAAGGAGATCGGGCTTCGCGGTCGCATCAAACGTGGGCCGGCCGACTCCGCCATCTTCTCGAAGTATGATGGACAGAAGACGGTAGCTGGTGACATGCGGAAGGAAGGTGTCTATTGGGATGGTGTAGATAAGTCGGCCGGCTCGCGGGTCCAAGGCTGGCAGCAAATTCGCACGCTCCTGGAGGGATCGATCCCGAAGCAGGGCACGCGTGAGGATAAGGGGCTGTTTGTGTGTGAGCGTTGTACAGATTGGCGGAGGACTGTCCCCAACCTGCCGCGTAATGATAAGAACCTAGATGATGTCAACTCCGAGGTGGAAGATCATGCTGGTGACATGACTCGCTATCGGCTGAGATGGACACGGAAAACCATCATACAAAGGAAGTGGTGATATGGCTAAGTCAAATGAGGCAACTGTAGCAACTCCGGGTCTCGCGTACGGCATGATGACTCCCCGCTGGCTCAAGATGGACACCCTGCTCGGTGGAACCGAGGCGATGCGGGAGGCCGCAGAGGAGATGGCTCCGCGTCACGAGCATGAAAGTGAGAACAACTACGCCGAGCGAATCCTTGGTAATGTGCTGTTCAATATGGTTGACCTGACCCTCCGCACATGGGTGGGTCGGCCGTTCGCCAATCAGGTGCAATACACAGATGACTTCGCACCGCACCTTGTTCCGCTGATGGATGACGTCGATCTCAATGGTAATAACCTCGACGTGTTTGCACGCCGGTGGTTCAAGGACGGTGTTGCAAAGGCCTTCAGTCACGTCCTGGTCGAGTTTCCCATCGTCCCCCTGGACGAGCCGCGAACGCTCGCCGACGATGAGGCCATGAACATACGGCCGTACTTCGTTCACGTGGCCCCCGAGCAGCTCATCTTTGCAGTGGCCAGTCGAATCAATGGTCGCGAGACGCTTACCCATGTTCGCATCCATGAAGAAGTGATTGAGATGCAGGGCTGGGAAGAGGTAGTCATCGAGCAGATCCGCGTCCTGGAACTGGATTTTGTGAACTTGGGCTCTGATGAGGAGCCGAACTTCGTGCAGAAGGTGCGAGTTGATCTTCACCAGCAGGACGAGAAGCAGAACTGGGTCGTGGTCAGTTCGTGGTGGATGGATATTGACTTCATCCCGATCGTGACATTCTACGCCGACCGGCAGGGCTTCATGGTTGGTCGCTCGCCGCTGGACGACCTTGCGGATCTGAATGTGCGTCACTGGCAGTCGATGTCCGATCAGATCTCTATCCTCACCGTGGCTAGGTTCCCGATGCTCGCGTGCTCGGGCGGCGACGATGAAGAGGGTAGACTGGTAATTGGGCCGAAAGAGTGGTTGTACACCCCCGACCCCTCCGCGAAGTTCTACTACGTGGAGCACAAGGGAGCCGCCATTGAGGCCGGCAACACAGATCTTGAGGGGCTGGAAAAGCGGATGCAGTCGTACGGTGCCGAGTTCACCAAGGACCGTCCCGACCGCGAGGCCGCATCCGCCCGAGCATTGGATTCACTGGAGGCAACGTCGCCTCTACAAGACGTCGTGTATCGCTTCAATGACGCAATGAACTACGCGTTGTGGATGATGTCGGAATGGATGCGTCAAAAGCATTCGGGCAAAGCCCATGTCCCGACCGAGTTCACGTCACCTGATGCGATGGAACTGCAAACGCTCTATAACTCTTGGATTGAAGGAGCCCTGACTACAGAAGAGTATTTGAAAGAGTTGCAACGCCGTGGTGTACTGTCGGATGAAGTTGTAAACTTCTCCAAACCGAATCGAGTCCCTGATAATAAGGAGCAAAACACAGATGAAGATTAAGAAAACCGTCAAGTTACTGAGTGAGGTTGACGCCAACCTGCACCCCTTCTACGAAGAGGATGCCGAGAACGAGGGCTTCAAACTTCGCACGGACCCGATCACCGCGACGGCGATCTCCGTGATCTCTGGGCAACAGGCTGCCCTGACGAAGGCACGGGGCGAAGCGACCGAGGCCAAGAAGAATGGCACCGTCGATCTGACGGCCTTGGCCGAGTTCGGCACTGATCCGGCCAGCATTGCTACGGCGGTCACGGCCAAGATCGATGAGCTGACGAACGCCCAGTCTCAGGGCCAGAAGGACGTCGCCAAGCGTATTGACGACATCAAGAAGCAGCACTCCGAAGCGTTGGTTGCGGCCACGTCCTCGAAGGATGAGGAGATCGCCTCCCAGAAGGCGGCTCTGCATGACTACATGCTCGATACGTCGATCATGGGTGCGGCAGGTAGCTGGCAGGGCCTCAACGCCAAGCTGGTTGCCCCCTTCGCCCGTCAGCATATGGCGGTTCAAGAGGTCGATGGTAAGCCCCGCACGGTGATCCTGGATACGGACAACCAGCCGCGATACTCCAAGAACACGGATCGTGCCGGCGAGCTGATGCAGGCTGATGAGCTGCTCCTGGAGATGTCGGAGCAGAACGACTACAAGCAACTGTTCCCGAGCCAGCAGGCAAACCAGGGCGGCGGCAGCCAGACTCAGACGACCACGGTCGGCGTCCGACGCCCCAACGCCACCGCGAATATGACCCCGGCCCAGAAGATCGCTGCGGGCCTCGCGTCAAAGAAATAGAGAAATCTGGACCCGGAAGTCATTTTTATCTTGACTTCCGGGTCCGATAATGTTATCATATGTTGAGTTAGGATGCACTTGGCATAAGGGCGACCCTTGGCCGTGACCGCGATGGTCTTCGATGTGCTCTGTTGAAGAATTTAACCGCGAACCGCTAAGGAGATCGAAAATGGCTTCCGTAACACTCGCCGAGTCAGCGAAACTGTCCCAGGACACCCTGATCCAGGGCCTCATCGAGAGCATCATCACTGTCAACCACATGTATCAGCTTCTGCCGTTCGAGGGTATCAACGGTAACGCTTTGGCGTACAACCGCGAGAACGTCCTCGGCGATGTGCAGAACGCCGGAGTCGGTGACACGATCACCGCGAAGGCTGCCGCGACCTTCACCCAGGTAACGAGTTCGCTGGTCAAGATCATCGGCGACGCCGAGGTCGATGGCCTGATTCAGGCCACGCGGTCGAACATGAACGACCAGACTGGTGTACAGCTCGCGTCGAAGGCCAAGAGTGCCGGCCGCGATTACCAGTCCCAGATGATTAACGGCACTGGTGCCGGGAATCAGTTCAACGGTCTCATCAACCTGTGTGCGTCCGGCCAGAAGGCCACCACGGGTGGGAACGGCTCGAACCTGAGCTTCGAGATCTTGGACGAGATGCTGGACCTCGTGACCGCGAAGGACGGCGATGTGGACTACATCCTCATGCACGCCCGTACGATCCGTTCGTACAAGAGCCTGCTTCGGGCCCTCGGTGGTGTGACCATGCAGGAAGTGTACGAGCTGCCCAGCGGCCGGAACGTGCCTGCCTACAGTGGTGTGCCGGTTCTGCGGAATGACTACATTCCGATCAACCAGACCAAGGGTAGTGGCACCAACTGCACCACGATCTTCGCTGGTGTGTTCGATGATGGCGACATGAAGACGGGCCTCATGGGCCTGACCGCCGCCAACGCGTACGGCCTCCACATCGTGGACGTCGGCGAAGCCGAGGACAAGGATGAGCACATCTGGCGTGTCAAGTGGTACTGTGGCTTGGCTCTGTTCAGTGAGCTGGCCCTGTCCGCTGCTGAAGGCATCCTGAACTAGCAGACCTTAACGACGGGGGAGTCTTCGGACTCCCCCTCTTCTCTTCTAAGCAAGGAGACACAATGCCTACTTTCACCGTAACCCTTCCGGACAGTGCCGCCTCGTTGCTGCATGACGGCGTCCACGAGTTTGTGGTTGAGGCAGTAAGCTCAGCCGAGGCGTTGGTTGCGGCCAAGGCCGTGTCCACCGTGGACCTGGACGTAGTCTGGGACAATGCGACAGTCGCCGAGCTGGTTCAGGATCTGGAAGGCGTCGTCTTCACCATTACGACCGATCCCGCTGGCAGCCCCGAGGTCTTCGCGTACACCGGCCTCGCCGGCGATGACTGGGAAGATGTTGGGACCGCCCTGGAGGTTCTCTGCGAAGTCACCTACACCTCAGCCTGGACTCCGGAGACAGCGAACAACATGTTCGGCCTGTTGTCGGTTGCATCCATCGGCGATGGCATTGGTGACAAGGTACTCACTGCCACGGCCGTTGGCCCCCTCGGTGAGGACATGACCGACCTGTTCTTCTCGAACATCGTGGATGAGGGTATCGGTGCTGCCGTTTTGACCGTCGATATTCTGAGTACCTGTCCGACCCCGCGAGTGATCGCAAGCGTCAAGAGGTAACAACCGAAATCAAGAATCGACTTTGGTCGATTGAAAGGAATTTGAACAATGGCAGAAGGCTTCTACTACGTGAAAGTCCCTGAGACCGCGAAGACGCTTCTGGTCGAGGGCAAAGATTCACTCGTCGTCAGTGCTGAGTCCAGTGCTGAGGCAATTCTGGCCGCAAAGGCATATCTGCACCTGCCGAGCGACGCGGCCTGGGCTGCGTCCACGCCCGTGCTGCTGGAGCATGATGTGGATCTGGTGGGTTGGAGAATGAGAGTCCTCATTACCGACCCGGCCGACGATTCGGTCGTTGAGGACGTCACCGTCACCGGCACATCCGCCGACACCTTCGATGAGATAGGTGATCTCATGGTGATCGGGCTGAATGCCACCGCCTCCATCGGTGCTGCGGCGTATTCGACGCCGAACCTCATCATCGCTGATGGTGGTGGAGTCGATGATCTCGGTGACATGGCCGTCGCGGTTTCGTTCCTTCCCCCGATCACCTGGGATGATCCGACCATCGACTTCCCCGAGTTCTACGGAACAATCGTGGACGAAGGTGCCTCGAATGCCGACTTGACCGTCGTGCTGAACGACGTCGTGGCTCCCACCGTTCTGTACGAGTTGGGTAGCGATCACTAAGAGCAACCAACGACGGGCCCAGGCGTCCCTGGGCCCTTAATCTTTTGGAGCCCTGACAATGAACCTCAAGACAGTCCGCATGACCCTCACCGGCCCATTCACTGGCCGAACAGTTCTGTTGAACAAGACCCAATTCGTCAATGGCATCCATGATGTCACTGACCAGCCGGAGAACACCGACAGCATCGCCAAGTACTTTGTGACGTGCTACCAAGTCGAGGTATCCGACCCCAACGAAGAAGTGGCGACGCCGGCACCGCCCCTAGCAGTGGTTGAGCCCGAGCCCGAGCCCGAGCCCGAGCCCGAGCCCGAGCCGAATAGCCGGCAGATGGAAATCATCGCGGCCGTCAACGGCGTCGAGAAAGAGGAGTGGATCGAGCAAGACACAAACCCCCATCCCAAGGTTGCGGATGTGGCAACTCTCATGGAAGATCCAACCGTCACCAAAGCTGAAATCGTTGAGGTCATCGAGACATGGCTTTCGTAGTTCAAGATCCTGATGCACCGCTAGAAGATGCGAACGCCTACATCGAGGTGCAGGAGTTCAAGGACTACCACGCTGATCGTGGAACAGTGTACACCGCCGAGGATACGGATATCGAGACGGCGATTGTCAGGGCAACGGATTACATAGACGCCAGATGGACGTTCGCGGGCTCTCGGGAAGATGCAGATCAATCTACCGAGTGCCCGCGATCTGGTGTCTACGATCCTGACACGAGCTGGGAAGTCAATGGCTATCCGGACGAGCTGAAAGAGGCTTGTGCAGAGTACGCATTGGCGACAGTAGACGGAACGACCCTATATGCCTCGCCGGATGTAGACGGAACGGGTAGACAGGTCAAGTCGTCCCGCAAGAAGGCCGATGTGCTTGAGAAAGAGGTCGAGTATTTTGGCCCCACCTCGGGCAATAAGGTGTTCTGGAAATCCTACCCTGTGGCCGATGGAAAGATGAAGAAGACGCAGCTCCTGGCATCGACCAGACGCACGCTCGGGAGGGGCTGATGGCACTTCCCGAAGAGTGGGCCTGGGTTGGCGAGCTGATTGAGGAGGAAGGTCGTGCAATGACGATCACCCTCCCTGGGTCTGAGTCCGATGCAAACAAGCCGTGGCGAGGTAACACTGCCGGCACCCCCACCAACGCCACTGGCTTCATGGCTCG